TAATATTGATAGTATGTTTATTACAAAATTAGATGTAGAGAAAGAAGCATTAGATGAAGTATTGACATTTACATTTAATGATGCAGATTTGTTAGAAGAATTCGAAGAATTGTAAAAAAAGGAAAAGATAGTCCTCCACCGTGTTAGGTGGGGGACATATATTATATAGATTAAGGAGAGAAAAAGAAGTGCAATCATATTATAAACAAAATAGAAAAGAAATAGAAAATAAAAAAATAGTAATTTCAGAAAGATTGACAGATGAACAAGGAAATGCAGTTGTATGGGAAATAAGAGCATTAAGTCAAAAAGAGAATGAAAATATATTAAAAAAATGTAGAGTAATGAAAGAGGAAGGAAAACAAAATTTGTATGAAGTAATGGTGTTGGCAGAAAGTGTTGTATTTCCAGACTTAAATAGTGTAAAACTTCAAAATAAATATTGTGTAGTAGGGAAAGAAACATTACTTTTGGAATTGCTGACAGCAGGGGAATATGAAAAACTGAAAAAAGTGGTAGAAGAAGTGCAGTAAAAGGGGGGAAAAATATGTATCGATTTTATATGAAGCAAAATGGAGAGCAAATATTGCTGCCAGTAGCACCATCAGAGTTGATAACAAATGTAGAAGGAGAGAGTGAGAAAGTAGATTTAGTAGATATAGGAGAAGGAAGTATATTAAAAGATATAGGATTGAGAAGAATTTCTTTTACAGTGTTGCTGCCAGCAGTACAGTATAGTTTTGTACAAACAGAAGGTGTATTTCAGCCACCTATATTTTTTTTAAATCAGTTTAGACAGTATAAAATGAGTAAAAAACCAGTAAGTTTGATTGTGTTTCGAAAGTTAGCAGATGGTACAGAATTGTTTAGTGGAAATATAGATGTTTCTTTTGAAAGATATACAGTACTGGAAAGGGGAGGAGAACAAGGTGATTTTTGGGTAGAAATCAATTTGAAAGAATATAGGAAAATCACATCTGCAACGTATAAAATGGAACAAAAAGAGGGACAAACAGTGCTAGAAGAATTTGGAGTAAAAAGAGAAGGAAAAGAAATTCCGAATACTTATACAGTAAAAAAAGGAGATAGCCTTTGGAAAATTGCACAAACAATGCTCAATGATGGTAGCCGATATAAAGAAATTGCAGAAAAAAATAATATAGTAAATCCAAATAAAATACAGGTAGGACAAATATTGCGTTTGGGGTGATAAAAATGGAAATAAAGATGCTTATAAAAAATAATGAAAAGGTATATGATGCAACAAATTTGTTAGAAGGAGAAGTTACTATTGAGAAAAGTATATTAGGGACTTGTGGAAAGATGACTTGCTTTATTATAAGAGATGGCATTACACAGTTTGTAGAAGGAAATCAAATACAATTTTATGCAGAAGATAAGTTATTTTTTTCAGGGTGGATAATGAGAAAAAGTAGAACTTCAAAACAAATTATAGAAGTAACAGCATATGACCAATTTTTTTATTTGGTACAAAATAAAGATACTTATGTATATTATAACAAAAAAGCATCAGAATTGATACAAATGATAGCAAATGATTATGGCTTAGAAGTAGGAAAAATTTGTGATACTGTATGGCAAATTCCGCAAAGAATAGAAGAAGGACAAACGCTTTGGGATATGATTAATACAGCATTGAATATGACAAAAAAGGAAATAGGAAAAGAATATTTTTTTTATGATGAAGAAGGAAAACTGACACTAACAGAAAAAAACGATATGATAACAAATGAAGTGTTGCAATGTAATGGTAGTATAGAAGATTATATTTATACAACGGATATATCGGAAGATACTTATAATGGAATACAGTTGTTTCAAGCGGGAAGATTGGAAACAGAAAAATTATCTTATAGAGAAGAAAAAGAAGAAGAAGTCAAAAAATGGGGAAGGATATTGTACTATCAAAGAGTAGATCATAGATTGACGCAATATGATTTAAAAGCAATGGGAGATAGTTTTTTAGCACAAAAATGTCGTGTAAAAAAGACATTGCTATTAAAACAACTTTCAGAAAAATTGATATTGATACCAGGTCAGTCTGTTTGTATAGAACTGCCAGAATTGGCTGAAATTAGTTTAAAAGGAATGTTTGTAATAGAAAAAGGAATTTATCATTTTTTTAATGGAGGGTATAAAGCAGATTTAAGTATAAGAATGGAGGAATAGTTATGATAGAGGAAAAATATTTACCAGAAGAAAAAGAAATAGAAGTATCTAAAAGATTTTTAGGAGAAAATGAAGAACCATTGAAATGGAAAATAAAAGCAATAAAAGAAAAAGAACACCAAAAAATAAAAAAAAGAAAAATAGGAGAAGGAATAGAACAGTATTGGGGAAGATTGTGTGCAAGCTGTGTTGTAATACCAGACTTAAATGATGAAGAACTTTTAAAAAGTTATGGTTGTAATAGAGCTGATGAAGTATTAAAACAGATGTTAACAATGGGAGAATATATGATACTTTTAAAGGCAGTAAAAGAACAAAATTGCTTTGAGGAAAGAGAAGAAAAAATAAAAAATGATATAAAAAAGCAATAAAGGAGGGCAAAGCAAAAGCAGATTATGCTGCTTATGTTCTCCGACATTATTCTATATTGCCAAGTCAATATTTTCAATTAGATTTTGAACAAAGAATGTTTATAGAGAGTGTTGTAGATTTGGAACTGGAGGAGAGGTGATAATTAATGTTTTTGTTTTATAAAAAGCAACTTTTAAAAAATGAAAAAGAAAATAATTTTTTTTGGCATTGGTATGAGCAGGAAGAAATAGAAAAAAGAGGAATATTGTGGCAACAAAAGTACTCGTATGAAAATAGACAAGAACAGTTAAATAAAATACCTGTTAATAAAATAGATAATGTAAAAAGTAGTAAAGAAAAAAAAGATGTTAAAAAAGAAGTAGAAAAGAAACAAAAAAAAGAAAATAATATATTTGATAAACAAGAGATATTTATAGAACAGAAAACAAAAAGTATATTTGATGAAATACAATATCAGCAACAGTATGAGGAATATAAACAAGAAGAAAAACAGAGAAAAGAACAACAACAGAAAAAAAGTAATATAGAAAAGCAAGGACAAATTGAAAAAGAAAAACAAGTAAAATATCAGATACAAAATAAATATGAAATAGAAAAGCAATATCAAATAGAACAACAAAAACAGTATGAAAAACAAAAACAACAACGATATGAGAAACAGAAGCAAAATGAAAAACAAAAACAAAAAGAATATAAAGAACAAAATCAGCAAGAAAAACAAAAAAGAAAACAAGTGCAACAGAAAAAAGAAAATGAAAGAGAACAAAAAAGACAAGAATTACAAGAATATAAAATAAATAAAAAAAATCAGAAACAAAATAAAAGTGTGTGGGAAATAGAGAAACAAAATAAAGAGTATAGTAAAAATATAGAAAAACAACAATACTTTGTAGTAAAAGAAGCATTTAATAAAAAAGAAAATGAAAATAACAAACAAAAACAGAATAAAGTTGTATTAAAAGAAATTAAAAAAGAAATAGAAAAAAGAGATATTTGGGAATATGGGAAGGATATTTTAAACAAAGAGGAAAAAGAAAGTATTTTTAATCAAGGTAATCAGGTATTACAGAAACAAAAATTAAAAAATAGTATTAAAGAAATAGAAAAAAGAGATTTTGAGCAAAATCAAAATGAAAAGGAATTAAAAAAAGAATTGTGGTCTGTTTCGGAAGAAAAAAGCAATATAAAAAGTGTGTGGGAAAAAGAAAATGAAAATAAAAAACAGATAGAACAAAACAATAAAAAAGTAAATACAGAAATAATACAAAATATTGTAAAAAGTAGTTTGGAACAAAGAGAAGAACAAAAACAGAAAAAACAGCAAATGCAAGAAAAACAACAAAATATAGATGTAAATACACTATTTTTACATATAACAGAACAACTGTTGGAGCAAAGAGAAAGAAGTTTGAAGGGAAGTCAAATAAAAATATGAAATGGGGTAAAAAGAATGTTGG